TTATTTGAAAAATAAAAAATTAATTTTTTTCTAACATAATTTATTGTTTCATTTTTTTTACCAGAAACGAAGTCATATTGGGAGTCGGTTAATTTGTCCAAACTAAGCTTATTAAAAATAGCATTAACAACCTCTCCGAATAGAGAAAGTTCGTTATTTCCATTAGCATTTACACTTTTTCCTAAAGGATTCTTTAAATTTTCTTTGGACAAACCTTGGTCCTCTAAGACTTCTCCTCCAAAAAGATATTGCTCTGGGACCTCGACGCTCCCAAAGAAAGATATTCCTGGAGTCTTTGCCTCAAATGGTATTTCTATACCAAGCTTATCAACAATAGCAATTACTTTTTTACCATAAATCGTACCTGCATTTATCTTAAATGAAATAGGTGACGCCCCTCTTTGACTTCTAAAAGAATTTAACTCACTTATTTTCCTATCCACTAGCTGTTCAGATGTTTCTTTCCCTAGAGCGAGGGAAGGTAAAAAGCTTTCAATGCTCATTACGTCATTGATTGCCTTTTCGATATCCCCATTAGTAATAGTCATTAGATTATAGGGATCGTCAAAAGTTAAGCTAAAGTTTCCTCCTCCCTTAAGATCGCAGGTTGTTTTTAAACTATAAAAGGAAGTAAACTCTATAGCTCCTGTACCATAACCAAATCTTAAAGAATAAGGAGTAACAACATCTTCAATCCAGGTGGTGTAAAAGCTAGAATTTGAATAACCATATACTGATTTTATTTTTCTAACCACATCTCCAAATTTACCAAGAACGGAAGATTTTTCAGGAGTTTGATTACCCGTTTTAAATGTATCGACTCCACTTGAAATAAAATCATTAAATCCAATAACAATAGGCAAAAGCTGCTCATCAACTTCTCCTGATTTTTGAGAGGCTGATTGTATTTTACACAACTGCTCGTATGCCGCTATCTGCTTTGCCTTATTTAAAAATAATCTATCCATGGCAAGATAGGTTATTTTTTCATCTTCGCTCATATACTCCGGAGAGTAATGATGAGCTAGGCTAGTATACATTTTCTTTCTTACAATTACAGTGGCTTCTGGTTGCTGCATGCTTATTTGCAGCATTTTTGCAGAAATTGAATCAAAGTTATTATTTAAATAACCCTGCTCTAAATAATTTCTTTGAGCGGATTGATCTATCTGGCGAGCAAAATCTCCTAGCCTACCATAATTATTATCTTTGCCAGCTAATTTTCCAGCCAGAGTCCTTTCAGAAATTGGATTCTCAGAGTCTAAGAATTGATTTGCTACTGCGTTTGCTAAACTATCTAAACCTAATGCCATTAGTCATCCTATTTTCTAAAAGAGTAATACGGAGATGTTGCCGTTCCACGGTCTGTAGGACCTTCAAAATTATTTCCAAGATCCGATCCTCCAGCTGATGGATTTTTTTGCCAGGGTAGGTAATTTGTTCTATATCCCCTCTTTTGAGTTACGGTAAAACCTAAGTTATATTCTATAGAAAAATCATTAGCTTTTTCAGTTACCGTCATTGTAGTAAAGAAACCCCTAAAAACCCAACCCATATAGTACATTTCTACTGTAAATGCAGTATTAGCGAGGCTAGGAATACTCGTCGGGAGAGAAGAGCTGCTTGGAGATAATAAAGCAGAGGCTGCTCCTCCTATAACGCCGCCCGTAACGCCACCTATACCATTGGAAATGGAAGAACTTAATTTAGAGACTCCGTAGCCCAATATATTATTGGCAACGTTTTGAGCTGCGTTATTACTTGATAGGGTTAAACCTACGCTATCAAATGTATATTGCTCTGCGCGATATACTTCATATAGGGCATTAATCCCTTCAATGCCAGAGCTGCCGGTATTTCCACTAATTTGGAGGGTTGGGAGCTCTTCTCCCCAATATTGAACACTATACCCACCTTTTGTTCTAGTTGTTTTTTGTATTTTTTTATAGGTATAAACAATTTGATTTGGGTTGACGTACATTTTAACTACACCCATATCAGGAATAAACCAATGAATTAATTGCCTTCTGCTCTTTGGAACTGGGATTCCAGTAGGAATTTTATTGAATGGAAGATTTATATCTGCTGTTGGAGCTACGGGCGATTCAAATCCTTGACCAGTAGAATTTCCACTTAAATTATTATTAATTTTATCTAATTGTCCGTTAAATTCTTCTAAATCATCAAGAATGCTAGCCATAATTTCCACCTATAATAAATTAATTATGTTCTTCCTTTAACTGCCCCTGTGTGTCCTGATAAGTGCTTTACTAAACCTTTAAGATCTGCCATCTGCTTTGCGTGGCAGCTGGGGCACTCAAACATAATGGAACCAGGGGTAGAGGCATCTGCCTCTCTCTGCGCCTTTTCCCTGGACTCTTTTTCTTTGTCAGTTAACTCTCCCCCAGTTCTTGCAACTCCTTGTACAGCTGGAGCAAGTCCCTCTCCCTTTACCGCAGCAAGATCTTTAGCTTCCAAAGAAGCTCCGCCAATCCCTGATTGTAAAAATAATCTTTTTGCAGACTTAGCTATTTCAGATTCAGAGGCTTCTTTTATTTGAGCTGTGGCGGCTTCTGTAGCTGCCGATACGGCCCTTTTTGCAGTTTCGACATTTTCTACAACAACCTCTCTTCCGGTAGTCTCAGATATTGGACCGGAGGTTTGGCTAATTGCAGCTTTCTTTTCCGCATCTCTCTTAGATTCAATTAAAGGATCCTTCCAAGCCGGCTTCTCCGCTTTTCCAAACGGAGTTACCGCCTCATTTCCCCTGGCAGCTTCGGCGAGCGTGTAAGCTGCATTCATGGCAGTAGCTTCTGAAGCCATAGCTGCGGTCCTTGCGGCAGCCTCTGGTCCTAGAGTCCTCTCTTCTTCTTTCTTACCTCTTTTATAAGCCTCTTCTGTTGCCCCTGAAATCTCCCTTAAGAGAGAATCATCTCCCGCAGATGATTTAGACATTGCGTCTAATAATTTACTAGCTTCTTCGTGAGTTTTTGCAAATTGCCCTAACGGACCCGACATTAAATTGGCAATTTGCCTTTCTCGTATTTGAGCAGTTTCCTCATCTTTAACATCTTGCCTCGAAATAATGCTGCCACCCATCTGCTGCTTAAGAGATTCCTGAGTCATCTTAAAAACATCAAGAAGGTCTTCTTTTTTTCCAGATCTTAATTTTTCATCAATTAGGAAAGCTCCAAATGCTCCTCCAGGACCACCAGTGGTTTGAGATAAGTAGGCTTTTTGGGCAACAGTCATTTGACCAATTCCACCAGCAAAATCTTTAGCTATTGAAACTGCATTTTGTCCACTCAATCCCGTCTTTTCTAACGCGAGACTCAGAGAGGATATTGCTAAAGTAGCTCCCTCGGCATTATTTCCATAGAATCTAAAAGATTCGGCAGTGTTAAGAATACTATCCCTTAATGATCTTTGGTCTACTCCAAGAAGATTGGCTGCCTTAGCGGAACTTGCAATAAATCCTAGAGCCTTTTGCCCACCCTCAGGTTCATCAAAGGCTAAGTTATTACTTTCCCTTAGCCGAGTAAGAGTCTGTGTAAGTTCTTGCGTTGACATGCCCACACCCTTTGCCAAGGTCATAGAGGAAGCCATAAAAGAAGCATTTCCTTCAATTCCTAATTGTGAGCCCGAAACAACAGCATCGTACGCCCCCTTAATCTTAGTAAGAGCTACTCCTAATTTAATTACATCATCTGGTTGAGCGTTTGTCGCCTGTTGAACTTTAACTAACTGAGATACATATGCTGAGGCGTACTCTGCCATGTTCTTAAAACCGTTAGTTCTTTGATACAGATCATCTAACTGTCCGCTAGCTGCAGCATTCTCCTTTAATTTTACAACCAAATATTCTTGTTTTTTTGCAGCCTCTTGCAAATAGCCTATGTATCCAGAAGCTGCTCCGGGAAGGAGTTTAGACAAAGCTCCACCAATAAGATCATAACTATTGGCAACGTCGTAAGCACCAATAGTTGCACTTCCGAAATCATCTCTCAAACTTAAAAATGCCCTGGACTGATCTCTCACTGACTTTATGCTAGATCCAATTCCGGTTGTGAGGGCTGCAAGAGCAAGTTGATGATCGGCTGCTACTTGAGCAATTCCACCACTCGATAAAGCAAACTCCTTAGCTTTTTCTGAATACTCGCTCAGTTTTTTAGATAAATCGCCTAAAAGAGATGTATCTGCCCTTGCGCTAGTAGAAATTTGAGAGGATAAATTTCCAAAATTGGAAGCAACAGAAGAACCGCTGTAGTCACCGGCAGCCAAACTAGCAGCTCCTGTTCTAGATGTAATAATACTTGCAAGTTTCTCTAAACTTTGCTGGGATAGTTCTACCGGTTCTGACATATTAATTTCCTATTTTTTTTCTTCTCTTTCTCCTCTTTAAAGATGCCTCTTTTTCCATATTTTTTCTAGATTGTTTAACAATTTCTAACGATTGTTCAAAATCTTCTTCGCTAACATTTATTGCATTTTGCTCGTTTCCAATTATTTTTTGGAGCATTTGAGGATTGGAGAACCCACCAATCAAGTAGGCATGGTTCTTATAATTTTCGGCATGTTCTTTTCTATCTTCTATCCAACTATAGAACATCCATATTTTTTGAACCGGATCCATTTCTGTAATTAAGGGATCGTCAGGCATTACCCTATAAGTCTTACAAAGATACCAAGTAAACTTTTGGTCCGGTTCAGCTATTATTTTTTTATATCTTCTGATACCTCTTTGAGATCATCTTGTGTTTTAATTGAATATTTATCTTTAATCTCTTTTGTTAGATTTAGGTATTCTTGGTATAATCTGTCAGCTAGAGCCTCGTCTAATTCATCGATGAAGTCGAGCCTGGATTTAAAGGAATTATTTCCAAGGAACATTTCAATATCTATTCCCGAAACAGAAGTTAAGGATCTGGCTAAGATTTGTTTCTTTAGTTCAAATGGGAACTCTACCGTACCATCAAATTTAACAGCGGCCAGTAGGGCTTCACGATTATCTCTTGTTTTTAATGATTTAATTACGAAGCTATTTTCTCCAACCTCTATATTTTTAGATAATTGAGTCATTCCACAAAGAATTTCTACCCTTTTCCTTGAAGACTCTGCTGTTTTTTGGGGCTCTCTCTCAAAATTTCTGTGAGGAATAGTCTGATGATATTGCTGATGTTGATAATCACCTTGTTCCATATCCTCACCTTGCTCATCAACCACAAACTCTCTCATCCCGCTTTGAAAATTTTTAGATCCAATTGAACTATTGATTGTTGGCACTTTATTCTCCTTATAAAAAATCCCTTGTTACAGTTATATAACAAGGGATTTCTATATTAGAAATAATATTTAATTGTTAGTATAGGTCCTCGCCGTTTGTGCCCAAATCTATTAGACCGTTAACATCAAGCGAGCCTCTTCTGGTGCCAATATCGGTAGTTCTCTCAACTTCGTTCTTATAAGAGTCAACGAATCTTGGAGCAATAAGATCTCCAACAGGATTGGATCCACCTATGGTGCTATAGAGGGTTTCAATTTGAAGATCCATATCTTCGGTAATTGCCCATTCGTTATTGCTATAGGTATAAGAAACTTTAGTAATCCAACAGTTTTTTAGGGTGGTAGTTATATGCTCTGATTCACTCTCTGATTGTCTATCAATGATGACAACATCAAAGGGATATCTTTGAGATTGGGGGTGAATGAATCCTCTACCAAAAGCTTGAGCAACTCTCAATTTATCGAATCTTGTTCTTTTGCAACTTACAGAATAGGTGCTTGAGCTTTTGGGGTGAGAATCAATGGCGCCGTCAGTGCCTAATTCATAAATTAAATTACCTGGTCTATTTTCAGTGATGCTTATGCTTTGTATGGCTCCAACTGGAGTTTTATTAACTAAAACAATAATATTAGTGCTTAGTGCTGTACTGGTTTTATTTTTACCTGTTGGTAATGAAAGTGTAGAACCGGTATTTAAGGCAGTTGCTGAAGGCATAAAGTTTATTCCTCTATTTCAATAAATTGTTGCTTAATATAATGTTTTGTTATTCCCATATTTTTTTCTTTTCTACATCCATCTAAAAGATTTTTCTTTGAGCTTAATGGTCTTAAATTTTCAAGACTCCAGCACTCTTTAAAAGAATTTTCTGTCATTGATTGATATTTAAAAGTAGAGTGTGGAATAATATGATCTATTTGCCACGTCCAGGTAGAAGGGTCCTTATCGTCCCACGTATCAGAGTGATACATTCCCCAATTTTCCCAGCTCATCCATGGTTCAAATTGAGACTCTAAATGTTTCTGAAGATCTTCAATTGAATAAGGTAAAAAAGAAATAATAGATTGATTGTTTTTTGAAGAAAAAGATTTCTTTAAATAAAAATTAATAGAATTAGAGACCCTACTTCTAAGTTTAAACGAGGCGTCCAATTTTATTTTATTATTACGCCATCTTTTCGAGGATTGATACTTAATATCTTTTTTATTTTCTAATAAAAAATCAATCTTTAAGTGACTCCATCCATTTTTTAACGACCGCTCGCACATTTTTACTCCATATTTTTTCCTACAGTCAATGCAGTACTTTTTTTTAAGAGTAAAGTGCTTTTTATCTGGAGCAAAGTGATCTATTTTTTTATTTTCTTGGCAAACCTTACATTCTTGATGGGTTGGTATTTTCTTTTTAGGAACTGGCTGAGCAGCAGTATCTAAACCTAGCTGTTTACAGCCCTTTTGAACCATCCAACGAGAAATATTTAAAGATTTAGCTATACTTCTAGCTCCAAAACCAACTGCAAATAACTTTTCAATTATTTGCAGTTGGTCTGGCGACAAATCTATTTTACTTGCCATTATGAACTTAGATAGTTCCGACGCCAACCCTGATATAAATCCAGTTTACTGGATATGTGGGTTGTACTTTCACAGACACGTTCCATTGTCTTGGATCAACTGAATCTCTTACAACAGACAAATCCTTGTAGGCTGTAATTAAAGATTGGTTAATCAAAGAGTTAATAACATTAACGGCTTGATTTGCCAAAATGAGCTTAGTGTTGGGGGTCTCGGCATCTCCGATGTAGCCAGCAAAGCTGCTTCTCATTGTCTTAGCAATCTTGTCCCTAATGAAGATGATGCTTATCTCTTGCTCCTCGGCAAAGCCGCTCTGTGAGGTTGTAATGCCCCAAAGAACTCTACCACCACCAGAGACTGGTTGAAGAATGCAAACGCCAGAAGAAGCCAAGGATTCAAGTGTTAGTTGTGAGTAGATCTTGTCGCTGAGAATTGAGAATCCTGTCAAAACTTTGTTAGTTAAGGGAATTTCAACTCTTGGTTGAGATGACATATACCCAGCAGCCGCAGCGGCGATGTGGAAACCAGCAACAAGAATATTGCTAGACCCAGCTTGAACAACGATCTGGTCGGGGTAGAAGTAAACGCAGCGGTAAGTTTTTCCAAAGGCATCGGAGACAGAGTAATTGGTAATATCTTCGACATTTCCTTCTGTAATTTCAAAGATAGAATCTCCTTGTATACCTTCTAGAATTCCAATATCCTCAACGGCAACCAAAGAAACAGTACCGTCAGAGAGATTTCCTACTAAATTGGAGGGGGCTAATCCAGCAATCGCTCCGGTAAACAATACTCTTTCTTTTCTGTTTCTAATATTGCTCATTGTGATACAGTGAGCCAATGCATTTTGAGCAATGATTGAAATGGTCTCTTTGGGTAGAGGAACAACGATATCTACATTGGTCTTCTCCAAGGACTCTAGGGCATTGACCCATCCGGCATCATAGAAATCCGCATCTTTTTGGTCAACTAATGTAACTCTGAGTCCGTATCCATTTGGAACAACATTTCTAGTAACAATAACATACTGTGTCTCTAAGAGAGGATCTAGGGCAGAGTAAGTTAAACCAGATTCGATAACGACACACTTCTTCAACTCAATGGTGTGTGCGTCTATTACTGTAACGTCATAAACTCCCTTAATCAATTCTTTGCTTGATGTGGCATCTGAGCCCGAGTAAACATTTCCGGGAAGAGGTAAATTATAAACATTATCTACGCCCTGGAAGGACGTCTCGGTAAAAATTGTACCTACGCTGGGGCTCTCGTAGGAAGAGGTATCAACAGATACATAGGCTTTTCCATTAGAGACAGACTCAATAAGGTAGGTTGCATTGTTAGCTACGTTTAACCCATCTTTAATATTTAAAGATTTGCCTACATAATCAGAAGTGAAGCTAAAGTTAGGAACATTGAAGATACCCTTCTTGCCATCAGCATCTACTGTATCTCTGGCTATGTATCCATCAAAACCGGAAATAATAGTACCTTCACCGCCATAGTTCTTTATTACAGAGTACTTAAAATCTTCTTCAATGAAGTTTGCAAAATCGGTTACGGTATAGAATGGGACTTTTTCTGGATTCTTTACCTCTTCGGTACCATCTTCGTTATTAACGATAAAGAAACTAATTTTAGAATCAATTTCTGGAACCACTCCAACCGGGAGAGGGAAAATGAAGTCGCTTTCGTATGGGGACTCTCTTTCAACAGATTCGGCTAAGGTAACAGATGTTCTTCTGGGTAAGGGAGGGGCGCATTGTAAGGCAACAATTGAAGAGGCTTGATTGGCAAAGGCTAATTGAGCGCCAAGACTTAAAGTATTATCTAGGCTTGGAGCTCCGTATCGAGTAACAACATCACCCAACCCTTGTAATAATACAGGGCTATTTAAAAATGCTTTTGGAATATAGGTGGCTGTTAGGGAGTCATTAGGATTTAATCTACCACTTTCTACTACTACAGTGAATCCGTCGCCGGGAGAAAGTAATGTTCCTGTTCCCTGATTAATTGAGAATTTAATAATACCATTTGAGAATGACTCGCCATTGGATTTCCAAACTACAGAATTTCCATTATCATCTTTCTTGTTTCCTGAAATGGTTCCAACCGCTATAAACTTAGCAGTATTTGGCTTGGGGTGACCCGAATTATCTCTTTCTACATCAATACAACGAATATTCCAGGTCTCTCTTGGAGCATTAGCATCAACTAATTGAATGGGAGAAGTAACGTATCCATCGCTAGGTCCAGATAAATAACCATCACCTTTATTTGTGCTAAAGGGAGAATAATCTTGACCGCCAAGGTCTTTAATATAAGATTTTTGTAATTCAATTCTCCCTGTCTCAGGGTCTATTCTATAGTCAAATTTATTAGAAAAAGAATTTGAATTTATCTTCTGCTCAACCCCAACAAGTGGTAAACCATTTCTAAATAAAGAAGTTCTATTTGAAATGACTGGGAATGTTCTGAGCAAGAAATGTCTTCCATCAGCTCCTGAAGAAGAAGAGTAACTAGGGTTTACTCCGTCCTTGCCGTTTCCTATAGCATAGGAAACAATAGTTTGAGATGTTAAACCTTCCCCTAAGATTGCAGGAACACGTAGTCCCCCAGCAACTGCCACCCCTCTCGAATCAGTAACTACGTCAGTAAAGACTCCTGGTAAAACATTTGTTGCGCCTGGAATGTTAGCCATTATATTTCTCCATTAATTTCTCTATTTTTAAAATTTTTATGTCTAATTTTAGTTGAACCATCAATCATATTTTGCCTAGCTTCGAGAGGTCTTAAATTATTTAATGACCAACATTTCTTAAACAGTTCGTCTTCCATTTTTTGATATGGAAAACAAGAATGAGGTACTATATGATCAATATGCCAATAAATGCCATAATTTGCCCAACTCATTTTTTGATCAAATTGATTTTGTAAATGAATTTTCAACTCTTCTACGCTCCACTCTAAATGCTCTTTTACGGTAGAACTTTTTGAAAATCCACCTTTTTTTAAAGCATGACTCACAGATCTAGAGATGTTTTTTTTCAGTTTAAATAATAAATTA